GGCGGCTAGTAGCATAGGGCAAAAGCCTGAACCCGAAAGTCGTTGAAGAACCAGATGATTTTTATATGAAAACATTTTGTAAACCAAAAGACGTTGACATTGAGGATGTCGGTTTCAACCTGTCAGCGGTACATTGTGCGTTTGGAAACGGAAAACTCCGGCGCAGGGATTTTAGAACGGTTCTAACAAAGACCGGAAAAATCTCTGAACCGGAGCTGTTTCATGAACGAAAGAACCACGAGTGCAGGAAGATCGTTGATGCCATTGACGCAGTGGCCGAACGGGAAACACAGAAGATTAGGGATGAATGCCTTGACCTGAAACCTGTCCGGCAGTTCAAGCGGATCGATGGGATCAAAATGAAGGAACGGGACCTTTGCCAGGAATCGCCGGAACAGCAGGTACATGAGTACATCCTTGTCCATGCACTGCAACCGCTGCTCCATGCAAAGCTGCTGCCGATGCAGTTCGGGAGCATCCCGGGCAAAGGACAGGTGGCGGGAACGCGGCAGATTGAGTGGATCGTCCGAAAGAAAATCCTCGGCAAACTGGATGCAGTCAAGGGCGATGTGCACAAAGCATATCCGTCTACAACGATAGTCTGCGTGATAACGCTTTTGAAACGGGACATCAGAAAGAACAAAAAGCTGATCTGGTATGCCGGTGCCGTGACCGAAAACTACCCGGACGGCGTGCTGTTAATCGGCGGGTATTTCTCAACGTGGGCTTTCAACTACGTTATGAGCTATGTTCTCCGATACCTGCTATCCCTAAAGCAGGTCCGGCGCGGCACGGGGATACGGCTTGTCCGTGAGATCGTCTGCTATGCGGATGATTTTGTAATCATCGGGCACGCATCACAGCTGATGAAAGCGATGAAGAAGGCGACCCACTGGGTAAAGTCCACACTGGGTTTAGAGCTAAAGCAGGCATGGCAGCAGGTGCGCTTTGCATCCTTCGAGGAAGAAAAGCGTGCGAAAGCCGCTAGAGCGCAGGGAAGCAAACACCGTACACCGGCGCTGGACATGATGGGATTTGCGGTGCGCCGCACATATACCATCGTCCGCAAAGGCGTGTTCCGCCGCATCAGGCGGCAGCTGATCCGCGCAGGGCGTGACATTGCAATGCTGGGCTATGTTCCGCATTGGCGTGCATCAAAGCTGACCGCATACAATGGCTGGTTTACAAACAGCGATAGCACAAACCTTGAAGAAAAATATCAGGTCGAAACGATCATGAAGGCGGCGCGGTGGAGCGTTGCCCGATGGTCGATGATCCAGAACAACAGGAGGAAAGCAGCATGAGTGAGATTTATCCCTTCCTGCCGGCCGCCGTTGAGGTGTTTCGCGTTGGCAGCAAAACGGACATGATCCTGCGGAAGGATATCAAAAAGCAGGAACAGACCGATGACGAAGGCAAGAAGTATACCGTCTACGCCTGCGACGAACGCCAGCAGCGTGTGGATGGTGTGCTGACCGCCGAGGAAGTTCAGACGGACTTTGACAAATGGTGGGACTATGCGCCGCCTACACCCGTCCCGGTGCCGGAAGAAAAGAAGCTGGAAGACCGGGTGAAGGAGCTGGAAAACCAGAACGCCACCATGGCAGACCAGCTCACTAGCACCCAGATGGCGCTTTGTGATGTGTACGAACAGGTGCTGAGCGTGACCAGCACCGCCACGGAATGAGCAGGGGGTGTGAACTATGAGCACTGACTACATGGCAACGGTCTACGCAGACCTGATCCGCAAAGGCAAGAAAACTCTGGCACAGGTGCCCAAGAGCTTGCAGAAAAAGGTGAAAGCCCTGCTGGCGGAGGACAACAAGTGAGTGTCCTTCGTGAGCTGATGCTTAAAATTTTGCTAAAAAAGGAGGTGGACGTAATGGCAGTTGTCTATGCTACCCTTATCATCAAGGGCAGGAAGACCATTGACCAGGTTCCGGCAATCATCCGGGATGAGGTCAAGCAGATTCTGAAAGACCTGGAAGTTGAGGTCTGAGGAAAGGGGCGGGGTGCGGCGGGAGCCGCGCCCCATTTTATTTGAAAGGGCGTGATCGTATGGCACTGAACGTGTATTCCCTTGAACGGGACGGCGAAAAAAGCCTGTCCAAGAATTTCAAGGTGAAGGAGTTTCGCTGCAAGGATGGGTCTGATCCTATCTTTATCGACAGTGAACTGGTGAGGATTTTGCAGAAGGTCCGTGACCACTTCGGCAAGCCGGTAATCATCAACTCGGCATACCGGACTGCCGCCTACAATCTGAGCAAGAAGGTGGGCGGTGCAAAATTCAGTCAGCACCAGTACGGAAAGGCGGCCGACATCTACATCCAAGGCATTCTTATCACGAAGCTGGCAGAGTATGTGGAAACGCTGATGCCGAACAAGGGCGGCATTGGCATCTATCCCATCAAGACCGGCGTGCGGAACTGTGCCTTTGTTCATGTGGATGTTCGCGCCACGAAGGGCCGCTGGAAGGGCTGATCCGGCGGCAGAGTAGGAGGAAAACAATATGATGGATATTCTGAAATCGTTTCTTATGATCTTCCCGGAATGGCTGGCAGCTATTCTTGTGGCGGTCGGCGCGGTAGTTACTGCGCTGGGGCTGGTCCGTCTGGGCTACGGCCTGTTCGTGGCAAAGACGGTTTATAAGTGGATCGTCAACGCAGAGGAGAAGTTCGGCAGCGGAATGGGTGCGGAAAAGAAAGCCCACGTTATTGCAGTGCTGCGCGGCTACACCCCGGACTGGCTGGACTGGGCAATCAATGAGAAGACGCTGGACTGGATCGTGCAGATGGTGTTCAATGTCACCAAAAACAAGCTGGAAGACTACATGGAAAAGAAATCCGCAGAAACCACCCAGACGGTGGCCCACTTCGGTAACGTGGGGGAGGACAAGAACAGCCGCAAGGAGTAAACAATGCTGGAATTTATCATCAAGTATTGGATGGAATGGGGTTTCGGCATTGTTGCTGGCGGCCTGACGCTGGCGTACCGGAGACTTTCAAAGAAAGTCAAGGAACAGAAGGATGAAAACAAGGCCATGAAGGACGGCTTGAAAGCAATCCTTCATGATCGCCTGTACCAATCGTGCAATTACTACATCGCAAGAGGTTGGATTGACACGGTGGGCCTGACGAACATTGGCTATCTTTACAACAGCTACCATGCGCTGGGAGGGAACGGAACGGGTACGGAATTGTATAACCGAGCCAAAGCACTGCCCATCAAGAACAGCTACACAGAAGAATAACAGACAAAATCCCCCGCTGGCAATCCGAAAGGAAAGCTGGCGGGGGATTTTTTGTTGTCGCAAATATTACAAACTGGTTACAGATTCAACGGAAATGGTCTTTCTCGCCTGAAAAATGGGAATTGCGATGTAAAAATAGGTCGGAAGGATAAAAATAGAAAAGTTCGACTGGGGAAGCAAAAGGTGGACCATAAGTCCAACGATTTCACGTTAGAAATCGTTGGATTTTTTTGTTTATAGGCTGGCCTCATTTGGCTTTGACCACAATTTTGACCACAATGCCAAAGATTTTATCTGGTCCCATTAGTGCCGTTCCGTCCAATTTTCAGGCCGAAAATGCCTCGCTGAACAACTGGATCGCACTCTGCCGAATGGATTCCTGAACATGGAGATAATGCTCAGTCATCTCGGTATCGGCATGGCCTACGATGCTCTGGATGGTCTGAATATCCACGCCCAACGCCTGCATCTGCGACACATAGGTGTGGCGGCAGCTGTGCGGTGTGAGCAAGCGGACATCGCCCGCTTCTTCCAGAGATTTGCGGAATACATCCCGGAAATGGGTGGGATTGCAGGGCAAGCCGGTCTTGGGGCTTTCCCAGATGAACTGGTCGGTGGTATCCCGCAGCTTGATGGCACACGGACGGACATTCAGCGGCACCGGAATATCCCGGATACTGTCTTTGGATTTCGGACTGCCGATGCTGACGGTACCTTTTACGACCTTTACTGCCTGCCGGATGTGAATGACAGAGCCATCTTCTTCAATAAACTGCGGCTCCAAAGCCAGAAGTTCCTGCATTCTCATTCCAGTGCCGAGTAAAAGTCGGATGCTCAAGCCCATGCGGTCATCGGGCAGCACCTTCATCAGGTGTGCGACTTCCGCTGTGGTAAAGGCTTCCTTGCGTTTTGCTGTGCCGGATGCCCGCATCTTTTCAGCAAGCCGGACCGGGTTGCGGCGCACAAGGTCATTGGCTTCTGCCTTTTGAAAGATCTGGTAGAGCATCCCTCGTGCCTTGCTGATGTAAGAATCCGAGCGGCCATCGCGCCGCATCCCTTTCAGGAAGTTTTCAATGTCGATGGGGCGTATGACGGTCAAGGGGCGATGGTAAAATCCCTCTTTGAGCATTTTCAGGCAGTATTTATAGCTTTCCTGTGTCGTGGGAGCGATATTATCCTTGTGACCCTCGAACCATGTATCTGCCCAATCCTCGAAGTACAGGATCGTGTCCAGCTGGACACCGCTGATAAGCGCATCCTGATACTCTTTCAGTTTGAGCTTGACCTCCTTCTGGGTCTTGCCATAGAAGGTCTTGAAGCGCGGCGAACCATCTTTCTGGTAGCCGTCCATCATACGTAATTCCCAGCGACCATCGCTGCGGTGGCGAAGCGTACCCTCGCCGTGTGAACGTTTGCTTGGCATATTGCCTCCTTCCTGATGTCAAGTCGTTTCGGGAATAGTATAGAAAAAGAAACCTCTTGAATCAAGGATGTCAAATCAGCCATTTACGCTGTCCGTGATCCACTGAAGAAAACGGTCTTTGGGTACGACCATCCGCTTACCGATGTGGAGCGTGGGAAAGCCGTCCGAACGGAGCAGGATGTAAGCGTTGGCGCGGGAGATGCCCAGCGCAGCAGCGACATGATCGGCTGTCAGGGTGATGGGAAGCTGCTCATACGAAGTGAACTGAGAGCGCATAGAATACCTCTTTTCTCTATATGTTGTGTTAAGTGAATACAGAAACACTATATATTGCACTTTGATATGTAACAAGGGGCATCTGCGGTTTGCGGATGCCCCTTGTGTATATGGGAGGTATGCCTGAAAATGTCAGAATTTCATCGGCAGTGCGTCTTTTCTGCACTTGCCGTTGTAGGCGGTGTAGACGGGGAAAACGTATTTCTTCCATCCGCGCAGCTTTGCGGGGTCGTCCTGCCCGATGCGGTAGATATCGACCGGGTGGATGCTGCGCAGCGCACGGAGCAGCCGTTCTTCACTGAACTCGCCGTGGTACAGTTCCACAAAGTGCATCATGCCTTTCAGAACAGATGCCCGGAACGAATCGGGCTTGCCCTCCCATGCTGCCACGATGAGCCGCATCGTTTCACAGTAGAGCGGTTCGCCCATCTGCTTGTAGAGCCGGAAAGCCGTACCAACGCAGCCGATGCGGTAATCGGTCAGCTGCTGGCTGTCATAATTGAGGCTCAATCCCACCCGGTTGGTGGCTGCAAGAAAAGCTTTGGAGATGGCATCGCCGCCCACCACCTTGGCACGGAGCTTGATGCCTGCCGTCAGCGGCGCAGAGAAGCCGTTCTGCTCGGCAAAGAGCAGGGCTTCCTGCTCCACGGTCATGCCCGTGTACACCTTGCAGAGAATCGGCAGATCTTTGCCACCGTTGCGGAGGATGCGCCCCTCGATGGTGTGCTGCCCATCCGTTACGATGAACTGACCGTTGCGGAAACTGACCTTCGGCTCATTTGCCACATATTCGTTGAAGTGGACGGCGATCAGTGCCACACGCTTGCGCTCCACACCACGCTGATACAGTTCGCGGGGGTAGACCAGCTTGCTGCTGTGGATGACCATGAGCTGGTACGGCGGGTTGACATGGATGAAGGGATTGTTATTGTCTTTCAGGCGCATCGCATTTCCTCCTTGATCCTCCAGATGTACGTTTCGGCTTCTTTCAGGATTTCAGCAACCTGCTGCTTACGCTTCGGGATGGTGAGCAGGCTGGGGTTAAACGTAAAGCTGTATTCCAGTCGTTGGATCATTGCGTGTACCGCAGCTTCCAGTTCGGTGTACAGCATCATGTCCTCGACACTCCCAGCATCCTCAAAGGACGATTTGATGGGCGTGTAGGGATAGAGGGGCGGCTTACCGTCAACCACCTCAGGCGGCGCGTAAGCCGCCGTAGAGCGGATGATAGGTGGGAGCCGCTGAATGCTACCCATCGGGTTCAGGGCGAGACTGGCACGGACAGCATCATCCACCCGGCTCATTTCTTCCGGGGTGAGGTGTCCGAGATATTTCAGAACCCTGCTCTTGTCTACGGTAAAAATCTGCTCTGCCTGAACGATGGATGGTACGGAGAGAAACTCGTTCACCAGCAGGCAGTGGGTCGGCTGGGTATACTTTTTTGCCGCCTTGCTTGTCAATGTGGCCACGATCAGCGTGGGTGAGTAAAAATTTCCCACATCGTTCTGAAGAACGACTGCCGGACGATTCCCGCTTTGCTCTGAACCGATGGCGTTGTCAAAACGGGTGAAGAAAATGTCTCCACGCTGGAATTTCCAGTTTTGAATCAAAAGCTGCCCTCCTTTTTTCAATATGTACACCGCCCGCTGCACCTCCTTGGCGGTGGGCGGTGTGTTTGTTCAGCGGTTCATTACAACGTAGTCATGACCGCGCCGGGTCTGGCAGACTGTGCAAGTGTCCATGCTACGGTCTGCGCTGGGAACAATGGCGATTTTGAACGCCTTGGATTCTACAAAACTACAAAGGCAGACACCGCAGAGCGTGCGGATGGACCGAATCATCTCCGGGGTCAGTTCCATTTCCTCGTAGATCGCTTGCTCTAAGGTGGTACGGTCGTTCTCGTTCATAAAACCTCCTATGTAGGACGAAAATGTAGATATATGGAATAAGTAAAAAGAACAGGCGTGGACGAAGACCGAAAACAGCATTCGGCCACGCCTGATTTAATAAGTTAAGGTCTCGCATATTCGCCCTCGGCTCCCTGCGAGTGGGGCATAAACATCTGGCAGCG